CCGGTAGTAATACCGCTCCTCACGGAGTTTAAGTCAACTCGCCACGAGACTCCAGTTCATAACTATAAATCTATACCCGCGCTGTGTAGAGGAAGTGTTAGCAGAGTAAACTGTCTGGAAAGATCTGCTCCCCCAAATCCTAGATTTGGAAAAGAGGGGTAGAGTCTAATCCTTCATCCCAATCGAGTCTGTAAGACTTGAATGATCATGGTATGGAGCCTTCTTTGTGAAATATCACTAAGAGAGACTGAATACCTCGACACTGGCTTTCCTATTTCTATGATGAAACCTATCCTAGTGGATAGATTTCTAGATTTAAGAGGAGCATTTTTAGCTTTCACGAGGATTTAGAATAGGTCTCTACATGTTATAAAGTAGTAAATTTGGTGACGTACCCTCTCATCTTCATTTTTGAAGATAGGTTGGGTTTGTAAGTTTAAAATTATCAACCACAACATGAGACCAACATCACCTATTTTCCAGATACCGTCGGTATCTCCTTCTTTATTAGAGAAGATCAATTGGCTTAGAGCATCGGGTAGATACGTCGTAATAGACCCTTCCGATGATACTTCATTATTGTATCTTAGTGAAAGAGAATATAACAAACTTGTAATAAACTCGATTGCTCAAGATCGAACTATTGTAAAAATAGCTTCGCCAGATGATAATGCAGAATCAATCAAGGCTAAGTTCAAACCTGATTCTTCAACTCCCAACTTCAGCTTTCTTTTATCAAGATTGCATCGATTGGTGTCTATCATTCCTGGGTGGAAGATAAAAGACTCTATGATTTTCTTCGAAAGAAATTTCGAATATTTCATTCCATATTACTATAATGATATAGTAACATGGCTTGGAGTACCTTCATCTGTTAACCACAGAAAGGCTATCAGGAAACTGTCCCGGAATTTGACTCGTTATTTCTCTTTTCGAGGGATTAACCAGACTATATTAGTTATGAAAATAACTTCTATAGTTATTCTTAAATACTTAGCAGGTGAGAAGTTAACAACAACTCACCCACTAGGGCAAAGAATAAAACTTGTAAATGGATTACCCGCCTTACTTCCTCACTTTATGAGATTACAGATTCGTCAGAATCACACTAATTTTATTAGAGTGTATATGACTCTCTTTTATTCCTATAAAGCAATGAAAGGTAAGTGGGGAGACCCAGACATCTCGTCAATTGAATCTCAACCTTTCTATTTACCTGAATCCTTAGAAGAAGAACTATATTCGAAACGTTACTGGTTTTGGAGAGACTTTTTTAAAGGTCCAACCAAAATGACAGCACCAGCATTAAAAGAGTATTTACCTCCTTTAATTCTAAAAGCAGGTCCTAACTCTAACCCATCCGTGTCAGGGTTGGTAGCAGATGCCATCTGGCATAGCAACCATCCTCGAAAAACATTAAGACGTTTTTCGGAACTGATTTGGAAAGAGTATAAAGTTAGACCTAGTTCTTGGACATATATGGATAATACGTATTATGATCTTTTAAGAGCTATTAAATCGGGAAAAGCTACATTTGGTAGCGTTTTCTCTGGTTTAGAGCCTTTATTAAGATTCATTAAACGGAAAGATCCTCTATGGCGGGAATGTTCCAAAGATAGTATCTTCACTATGGATCATTTAACTCACCTGGTACAATATGTACGGGGAGGTAAATTGGCAGTTAAATTAGAATCTGCTGGTAAAGTGAGAGTGTTCGCTATACTTGATTACTTCACTCAATATGCCTTACGGCCTATTCATGAAGATATGTTAAGTTGCCTTCGACAGCATGAGTCTGATGCTACCTATGATCAAATAGGTAAGGTTAAAGAAACCTTATCTAAGCGATATAGAACGGCCTTCTCCTTTGATTTAAAGTCTGCTACGGATTTAATTCCACAACAGATTTATAAAATCATGTTAGGTCATAGATACACCGATGAGATTTCTCATGCTTGGTGTGATCTTCTTGTGGATAGAGAATTCTTCTTTGGAAAAAGAACGAAAACTCACCCAAAAGATAGTCTATTTTCCTATACTAGAGGTCAGCCTATGGGAGCTCTTTCATCATGGCCTGCGTTGGCGTTAGCGCATCACTTCTTAGTTTACCTAGCTGCATCAAGACTCGGTAATGATTACCGATATTTCCGAGAGTATCTAGTACTCGGTGATGATTTAGTGATCTTTGATGGTGCGGTTGCTCATTCCTACTTATCAGTCTGCCAAGATTACGGTATAACCGTAGGTTTACCTAAATCTTTTGTGTCAGCTGAAGGTCTGTATCAATTCGCATCTCAAGACGTTCTTATGGGCCAGATTATCTCGCCTATACCGTTAAAAGACGCTTTATCAGCATCCTTTGCCTCTAACTTATTGAATCAGTATTCACTGTTCGATAAGCGTATTGAGTTTGGGAGAAGAATCATAGAGAAACTAGAGTATTCAGAGAATACATTGGTTGCTTTTGCAAGAACACAATGTACCTCCTATCAGTGGAAAGTAAATAAAAGTATATTTCTAAGAGGTATAATACCTCAAGAAATTAGAGATATCCTATTTATTAAACTTTTACAGGAC